GGCCAAAGGAGAAACCGCAGAGGAGATGACAGGCTTGGTCCGCGCAATGCTGATGCACGCCCAGCCACTCGAGATCCCGGGGGACCTCCTCGATATAGTCGGCACCGGCGGCGACCGCAGGGGAAGCATCAACGTGTCCACATTGGCGGCCTTCGTGGCAGCCGCCACCGCCTGCGCAGCAGCCACCGCAGCAGCCATCGCCGCACCGGTGCCTGCCCGGATACCGTCGGCCAGCCCTTGCATCAACTGCAAGCCGATGCTGGTGAAGATCGGCCGCTGGATGCGTAGCGTCGTCACCATGCGCTTCGCCAGCGTGCGCAGAGCAGCGAGGATCGTGCCGCCCTCCTTGCCCTGGATGCCTTGCAGGAAGCCGAGCATCACATAGCGGCCCTGCGCTGCCATCACCGTCGACGGGGACTTGATCCCCAGGAACCGGGCGACATGGCTCACCATGCCGGAAGCGAAGTGGCCCACCCAGCCCAGGATGTGGCCGGCGATGCTCTTCAGGCCGTTCCACAACCCTTGGAGGATGTGGGCGCCGACCTGGAACATCATGCGCGCCAAGCCGCTGAAGGCCCGCACGAAGCGGCCGGGGAAGGTGCTGATGAAACTGATGACTGTCGTCACCCCGGTCCCCACCGCCGAGAGGAACAGATGCCACGCCTTCTTCGCTGTGTCCCACACGAAGGTGACCACCGGCTGGATCGCCGACATGATGCGACGGGGGATCGACGTGAAGAACGTAACGATGGCGTCCCAGACCGCTACCGCGTCCGCCTTCACCTGGTGCCAGTGGGTGAGCAGGAACGCCACCAGGCCGGCGATCGGCCCGAACATCAGGGTGAGGAGGATCGACAGGAACGCCCTCCAGTGGGCTGTGAGAAAGTCCCAGACCGCTACGGCCACGGACTTGATGGTCCCCCAGATCGCCTTCCAGTGAGTAGCCACCAAGATGATGATCGCCAGCGGCGGAACGAACGCCGCCACAGCCATGCCCCACTTGGACTTGAGGAAGTCCCACACCGAGATGGAGACGCTCTTGATGGTCCCCCACACCTGCTTCCAGTGGGTCACCAACTCGTAGATCGCCACGCCGAGCGCCACCACAGCACCGATCACGCCGACGCCGAGGGCAACGTCCAACACGCCGGCCGAGGCGGCCGCCACATCCTCGCTGGCGGCCGCCGCGTCCGAGGCCGCCCCGAAGCCGAGCATCCCCGCAGCCGCCTCCCCGAGCCGCCCGAGCAGACCGCCAACCCCGCCGCCGACCATCTTGATCCCGATGCCGACCATCGCCAAGTTCGGGACCATCGCCAGCAACGTCCTCCCGAACGAATGCCCTTGCGTGGCCGCCGTGCCCGTCTTGGTCGCAGCGTCCGCTATGGCCGCCGAATACTGGTGGGTCTTGCCTGCCAGCGTGGCGATCACCGACGCCGGCAATGTTTGCAACGCCTTCCCGATGGCGTCCACCGACTTGATAGAACCGTTGAAGGGGACGTTCAGCGTCTGGCCGAGGGTGCGGGCCACCGCCGCCGCCGCCGCCTTCATCACCGGAGTGCCGTTGAGGAGGGCAGCCCGCATGTTCGCGACCATGCCTTCGACGCCCTTCTGGCCGGACATCGAAGCCAGCAGCATCTTCTCCTGCCACATCACGTTCATGTGCTGCAACTGCGCTGTCGTGCCCTTCGCCATCGACGCCAGATCCTGCGGAGCCTGTTGGGCCAACGCCGCCACCGCCGCCGGGTTCATCCCCTTCTTGATGAGGATCTGTGCATCCGCCGCCCACTTGGCTGTGTCGGTGGTGGACTGAGCCAGGTTCCCCTCCAGCGTCTTGATGCTGTCGGTGACCTTGGAGATGTTCTGGGCAGCGCCAAGCGCCGTCATCTTCAACGGGGCGAACCCTTGCGTCAGTGTGGACAGGGACGACCCGATGGACTGCTCCGAACGGACCAGCAGATCCATCGCCGCACTCAGCTGGCCCGTGATCGGGATGGCCCCCGACAGTTGCACCTTGTAGCCGTTGATGGTCGAGATGGCCGCTCCGGTGCCCTTGGACACGAAGCCGATCGCCCGGCCGATGGCGTTGAACACCCCACTCAAAGGGTTGGACGTGTGGAGCAGTGACGAGACGTTCCCCACCAGGCCCACGATGCCGGTGGCCAACAGGCCGACGCCAGCGGTCTTGGTCAGCACCCCGGAGAGCTTCGAGCCGAAGGTGGCCATCGTGTCCGCCGACACCATCCCGCCCTTGTTCAACAAGAACAGGGCGCTCTTGACCGCGATGAACCCGGAAACCACAAAGCCGAGCACGGTGCCGACACCGTGCATGTTCACACCGAGACTCCCGAAGAACCCGATGGCCTTGGCGACCAACCCGAGCACAACGGAGATGATCCTGTCGAAGTCCACCCAGCCGGCGATGAACCCCTGGACCAGCGACGAGTTGACGACAGCGCCGAGGGACCGCACCAGGTTGACGAGCATCTCCAGCCCCTGGCCGTCGGTGACGGCCTTGGCGAACCCCGATGCGACGTTCACCAACGCCAACGCCAACTGGGCGAGTTCCACCGTGGCCGGTCCGACCATGTGGGCGAGTCCCCCCACGAGCCGCGAGAGGGCGCCGGAGCCGGCCAGCTTGGCGAACATCCCCTCCACCACGTCGATGGCCCTCTGTGTGGCCAGGATCAGGGGGGCGAACGTGCCCTTCCCGACCGAGAACATGTGGGTGAGAGTCCCAGCCTGGGCGCCCAAGAACCCCTGGATCTCCTTCGCCAGCCCGCTCGACCCCATCTTCTGCATGAAGTTGTTGATCGCAGCGACAGCGGGCTGCAACGCCGTCGGGATGCCGGACCATGCGGTGCCCAGGGACTGCACGGCCGTCACCCACTGGCTGGTCCCGGGGATGGCGGCGGTGATGGCCTTCTGCGCGGTGGAGACTGCCAGGAAGCCCTTGTAGATGTCGGTGGCCGCCCCGATCGAAGCAACCCCCAGCGCCGTGAACCCGGCCGTCACTGCGAAGATGGCAGTCAGGAAGCCGACGATCTCCGGCATCGCCAAGTGCATCGCGTGAACCCACGCGATCGCACCGCCAGCCGCAGCCGCCGTCCCGCCCATGCCGCCCCCGCCGCCTCCGTCCCCACCGGAACCCCACCCGGCCAGACTCCGGTTGATCCCCGCGATATTCCCGAACAGCAACGAGTCGGTCTTCAACCCGATCAGCTGCTCACGCAGCACACCGATCTTCGCTTCCGCCGCAGCGATATCCGCCTGAATGTTGATATCGAACGGGCTCAACGTTTTCAGTTCGGCGCGGATCGTGGCGATCTCGCTCATCAACGGGCGGGCGTCCGCCCCCAGACGGGCGTCGTACACCTCTTTCGCGAACGCCAACAACTCGGCCTTCGCTACACCCAGGTCGGACAGGAACAGCTTGTCGTTCAGGCCGACCCGCGGGTTGGTGTCCTCCTTCCCGAACGCCTTCAGCAGAGCCATGTCGCGCTGGATGGCGCGAGTAAAAGAGGCGTCCTGGGCGATGATTTTCACGATCACCGGGGGCAGGTAGCCGCTGGTTGCGCCAGGCATCTACCCTCCCTCGATCGCCGCGGCGACCTTCTCTGCCGCCAGCGCATACACCGCGGCACGACTCGACGCCAGCCCCGGCTTCATGTACGGCTCCGGGTGCTGATAGACGTGCGACGCGTAATGGTCCACGCCGGCTGCGTCCACCCAGTGCAACCTCGTCGCCCGCACCGGGAAGATGTGGCCGCCCAACTCCCGTTGCCTGCCGTAGATCACCGTCGGGCCGACCTCGGCCTCCCAGCCGCCCAACGCCGAAGGCCGAGGCCCCTTCACGTCGATCGAACGGCGCAACTGGCCGCCGCCCGGCCGATCCCCGACCGGGGCGAAACCCATCGACGCCGCCTGCACGATATGCGCACCGTCGACGACGATCTCACGGCACGCCGCGTCCATCGCCGCCCCCATGTCCGCCAGGGCGGCGACGGCCGCGTTCACGTCAACCACGGTCGTGCTTCGCCTTCTCCTGCGCCCGCTTCATGGCCTCCTCTTCCATCTCGGCCTCCATGCGGGCGAACGCCAACGCCCAGTCCACCACCTCGCACGGCTCGTCGAGGTACTGGTCGTGCGTCAACCCCGGGTACAGCTTCCGGTACTGGTGTTCACGCCACAACTCCCGGGTCTCGAAGTCGACCGGGATCCGCGATCGGTGGCCGTCCAGTGCCCAACGGAGCACCTTCAGGCGACGGTAGGGGTATCCCCATCACCAGCCGGGCCCGGCTCGAAGTTCGTTTCCTGCGTCGACTCCGGGCTCTGCAACGTGCGGGCCGTCTCCACCAAGGCGTCGTACACGTCGGCGTCGAGGTCGAGCAGGTCGTCACGCGACGCCGGCATCGGCGCCTCCAACGTCCAGGACTCCAGGAACGCCAGGATGGTGGCGTCCATCAACCCCATGAAGCTGTCGGCCTCGTCCTCGGACAACGGCATCGAAGCCAACTGCTCAGTCAGCTTCGCCTCGTCGCCGTCGGCGATGTCCGGCAGCTTCGCGATCGCGCTGGACGCGGCGAACGCCGCCCGCTTGATCGGACGGCGTTGGCGCTCCGTCGTCAGCTTGTCCCTGAACGTGGCCGTGCCACCTGGGATGTCGACGGTTAGTGAACCCACGGAATGGCTCCTTCCGATGGTATGTGGTTGATGAACGTGCAGGTCGTGGCAGGCTCGCCATCGCTCAGTAGGCGGTGGACACCGAGTTCGCCACCGTCGCCCGGATCGGCGACACCCCGCCGGCCGTGGCGTCCGTAGCGGACGGCAGCAGCTGGAAGTCGACCATCACCTCGACCCACTCCTTGGACCGGTCCAGTTCGCCGGTCGTGTACATCATCGTGGTGCTGTGCAAGTTGAGTGCAGAGCCGTCGGTGGTGTCGAAGGTGGTGATGTCGAGAGACTGCTTGGTGCCGCCAAGGAAGTCCGCCAGGAACGGGCTGTTGGACTGCTCCACGAACGTGAGCTTCCCGGTCGCCTCGATCGGACCGGCGAAGTAGGTGTAGTACTCCTGGTTGCCGGTGAGCGCAGGGATGGGCTTCACGCCACGCTTCAGGTCGATCTCCCAGTCCTCGACCTGGGCCAGCTGGGTGCCGCCGATCAGGATGGCGCTGGTCCAGCCGGGGACCGCCGGCACGTCCGAGTACGACGCGGTCGGCGCCGACGGCGTGGTGGCCGGGTTGGCGAACCAGGTGCAGGTGTAGTCGACCAGGCCCGAGCTGTTGCCCTTGATGGTCAGCTCGTCGATCTGCGCGGCGCTCAAGCGGCGCCACACGTCACCGTCGTAGTCCGAGATGCTGTACGACGGGGGCTGGTTGCCGGTGCCCGCGTTGTTGAGCAGCGAGAAGACGTGCGTGTTGAGCGGGGTGACCGTCGCGCCCGACGCCTGGGAGTAGATCAGCGGGGTCTGCAACCCCAACGTGTACGGCGACACCGACGTGGCGGTCACCACGTAGTGGGTTTCCAGCGTCGCCCCGACCCCGATCGTGATCCACCCACCGGCCGTCACCGCCGCGGTGGTCGCCACCGACGTGGCACCGGCGGTCGCCGCCGCCGACAGCGTCGTAGCCGTCCCGGCTGTGGTGAACCCGTCCGAGGAACCCAGCTCGGCCTGCAAGAACAGCGGGAACGTGTCGAGGTAGGGGTAGCCGTCCCAGCCGTGACTGTCGTAACGCTGCCCGAGGATCTCGTTGTAGACCGACACCATCGACCCCTGGATCGTGTCGTCAGGGATCATCGTGATGTCCGGCTTGTACTTCGGGGCCTTCATCGCAATCCACGCCGTCGGGTCCAGCCCGGTGCCCCGGGATGGCTCCTTGGCGAGACCGATCTGGGTCTGCGGAACAGCAAACGCGGTACCGGCGCCGTAGGTGGGTGCAGCCATCGTCTACTCCTTGGGGTCGACGGCCGACGC